CTTGAAGGTGAAATAGATGAATGAAGGTCCACAGATCATTATTCGGTGGAGGTGGGGATGCAATTGAAAACAGGAAATTACTTAATTTCTGGGCAAGATTTACTATCTCAATTGCAAATGCGGTTACGTTCCTTGCGTTACTCTGGTTATTGTTTTATGCAGAGGTCCAGGAAACTTCGAGAGATCTTGTTAATATCCTCGTGGGGGCTTATGTGGCTGTCTTGGCAAAGTCTACGGATTACTGGTTTAAAGATCGTAAAGATGCTGAACATGAGGAGAAAAAATAATGCCAATTAAACAAATGGAAGCAGTAGCAGAGCAACAGATGGTAAAGGCTATCCTTCCCTTTGCGGTTGCAGGAATTTTAGCTGTTGTTGGTTGGTTATTCCAAACTGTTATGCAATTGGAAAAGATGGCTTTAAAAAATGAACAAGCAGTTATAGTCCTCCAGTCAGACTCAGAGGATGTCTGGGATGACATAGAAAAGCTACAACGGGATGTAACAAATATAAGAATCCATATTGGGAATGGGTATAATAAACATCACTCAACAAGGTAAAAAGGGAGAATAAAATGATAGGTATTTTAGCCCCAGTAATTGGTGGAGCTGTAAAAACAATGTGTATGAGTATGCTTAGTGAAAAGCTACTGCAGCAAGTTATTTTAATTTTACTCAGACGGCTAGTTGCTTCAACCGAAAACAAAGTTGATGATCAGATATTAGCTGCTTATGAGAAAAGTATTAACGCCTAATAAAGCCAAAAAGGTTTTATTTTTACCCGGCGTAAATTATGTCAATTCTTTCTAGGATGGATAGTAATGTGGAATTTTAAAAATACGATCAAGTCTTTTACATTCGATGAAATGGCATGCAGAAATTGTCCTCATTGTGGTGGCATTTCTGATATGGATGAAGATTTTATGATGAAGCTTCAACAGTTGAGGGATGCATGTAATTTTCCACTCCCTGTGAACTCTGGCTTCCGTTGTGCACAAAAGAACATAGATTGTGGTGGTCATACAGGGTCGGCCCATTTAACAGGAGAGGGTGCTGATCTAAGAGTGGAAAGGGATCAGGCAAGAACTGTTATTCAGAAAGCAATTGAAATGGGTTTTTCTGTTGGTATACAACAAAAAGGAAATTCAAGGTTTGTTCATGTGGATACTAAAATAAGGAAATCGGGAAAAGCAAATTTATGGAGTTATGCTTAAATGCAAATTGAACTTGAATTGGAATCTGGTGTTATTGTTGACATTGACCTTGATGAGTGGGTGCAACAAAACTTCTCAGACCATACCAGAGTGTCATGGAATGTACTCGACCAGCCAAGTTCGGGAGCTATGGATGGGATGCTCAAACGCAATTTATCAGGCAAACCCATTTTCACGGAACCGAATACAATTATGCGATTGTTCAACGGATGTAGTAAGGAAGAACTTCAAGCCTTCCTATATGGATAATATGACTGAAAGTAAGTTTAAGGAAATGCAAACAGTTATAAAATTAAATTGTAATAGTTGGAGAATCGGTGGGTAAATTAATTCCATTCCAACCACCTCCGGGAGTCTTTAAAAATGGTACTCCTTATCAGGCAAAAGGTAGATGGTCTGACTGTAATTTAGTTAGATGGAAAGATGGTAGATTGCAACCACTGGGTGGATGGGAGAAAGTAATTGGTTCTTCCATTACTGGTGTTGGTAGGGCAATGATTACCTGGCGAGATTTTTCAGGTGATAGATGGATGGCAATTGGTACGAATTCAGACCTTTACATCTTCACATCATTATCTGGTACTGCTACTGAAATTACACCAACTGATCTTGCAGAAGGTAATGCAAATGGTGAACTTGGTTTAGGATTTGGTACTGGAGTTTTTGGTGGCACAGAAACAATAAAAACAGTAACCGGAACAGACATCAGTTTCACTGCAAGTGGTTCTGTTATTGCTAGTTCGTCTACAGTATTTACAGATGCTACAGTTTCTCCAGATGGCCCTGCTCCATTTGCAGTAGGGGATGAAATTGAAATATCTGGGTCACTCCAGGGTGCTAATAATAAAGAATACCCATTATCACATAGGATAGTTACTATTTCTGCAAACCAGATGACAGTTGGTGCAACCAATGGTTCAGGGGTTTATGGGTCCAACACATTAGTTAATGATGCTGCTTCCGGGAATGGTAGTGTAACAATAAAAAGGGCCAGAAGGTATGGTAATGAAAATGCTAAAACATCATCCCTAGTTTTGGAAGCATCATCCTGGATGTTTGAATTATGGGGTGAAAAATTACTAGGGTTATCAACTGCTGATGGAAGAATACTTGAATGGAACCCAACCACAACTGACCCAACTTCTAATAAGGCAGCAGTGGTTTCTGGAGCACCAACCGCCAATTCAGCTATTTTAGTATCAAAAAGGAGGCACTTGTTTGCATTAGGTGCTGGAGGTAACAAAAGAAAAATCCAATGGAGTAATGCAGAATCAAATACTACCTGGACCCCCTCTGCAGTAAACCAAGCTGGCTCATTTGAGATTGATTCTTCTGGTGAAATTATGGCTGGGAAAACTGTAGGTGATAGAATCCTAGTTTGGACATCAACTGACCTTCATGCAGTGGACTGGGTAGGATTACCTTATATATATGGTAGAAAGAAAATTGGTGATGCTTGTGGAGCAATTAGTAACAGGTCAATGATTGCAGTAGGTGATAGGGCATTTTGGATGAGTCAAGGTGGGTTTTTTCAGTATCAGGGTTCAGTACAACCCTTACAATGTGATGTTCAGGATCACATATTCAAGGACATTAACCGGATGCAAGATTCAAAAATTTATGCATCTACTAATCCAGAATTTTTTGAAGTAACATGGTGGTATGCATCATCCACTTCAGATGAGATATTAAAATATGCAACCTATAATTATGCAGAAGGATGGTGGAGTATTGGCGAACTTTGCAGAACAGCATTTGCAACAGGGTCTCCTGGTGTCTATGACAATCCAATTGGGATAGCAGATGATGGTTCTGTATATGAACATGAGATCAATGTCTCGTCAGATAAGAGAACAACAAGTCAGGTGGCTATAACAAATGCTGATGTCTCAGATTTTGATAGAAAATTAGTTACAGGCACAGATGCATCAGATGATGTTGGGCTCTGTTTTGCTGAGACTGTTATGGAAATTGGTAATGGGGATAATATTGCTAATATAAATCAATTGGTAACTGATACTTCAGGAGTTGGTGATAATGGGTTAAGGTTTAAATTTAAAACTGCATATACACCAAATGGTACTGAATCAACATCATCAAATTATAACTTATCTGAAGATGGCTATACCGATGTTAGGGAACAAGGTAGACAATTTACTTATCGTGTAGAAAGTGGTTTTGATCAATATTGGGAAATTGGAGATATTCGGGCAAATATGTCTCAAGGGGGTAGGAGATGATATTACCTCCTGCTACACCAGAATATGATGCTAGTTTGCAAGCCACGATAAATGAAGAATTAATAAAATCAGATGAGCAGAATTTTAAATTAGATCAGGATAATTTTTTCACCACCGGCTCCATTTGTTTGCAATCAAGCAATGGTAAATGGTGGCAAATAACAATAAGTGATAGTGGTACCTTAGGTACTTCTGAACTATTATCTACTGGGTCAAATGCAAGAGTTGATTCAGAAGGTAGGCCAACAATGGCAACAGCAAATCCATATACATAAGAGGGAAGATGATACCAGGACTAGGTAATGCATTTAATCAAGTATCAAATATATTCAGTGGTAAGCCTAAGAATTTAACAGCAACTACCACACAAGGTTCTGCTGCTGGTGAGGCTGCAAACCTATGGGGTATTGATCAAATGAAAGGTCATATTGCAGGAGGCCCTGGTGTTTATGGAGGCAATATCCCAGGTACCCAAGGGCCAAATGCTGCCCAAACCCAACAATTCAATATGCTTACTGGAGCAGGAATGGACCCCCAATCATTCCAAAATGCAAGAGGTATTGCTAAAAATATAGCATCATGGTCACCTGACCAAATTGCGGCAGCAAATAGATCTGGAGGCCC